ATATCTCTTTATAAATATTTCATTCATAATTAATTTTTCTGGAAATGTACGATCTTTGTAATCAGATCTATTTATAAAGTTTAAAAGTCTACTATCAATAGATATTAATTGATTTTTTATTAATTTAATTATATAATGATTTGCTGCATGTCCATCATTATTAGTATAAGTTAAGTAACTCCAATGATCTTTATACAAGTTTTGGATTTGTTGTAATAAATCAGTATTTATCATTAAATCTTCTCTTATATCTATAGAATGACATCTAATAGGAGGAGAACAATTATTGATATAATTACGTAGTAAATTTAAACTATCAGTTTTAGGACTTTCAACTAATAAAAATCTTGAATATTCTACAAATAGATCTATTTCTTTATTTTCTTTTAACATATCGATAAAGGCAGTTATAGTAAGAAATTTTCCATCACATTCTTCTTGTACATTATGTGTATCATATATAACATATATTTTTTTACTGTCTGATTCTCTTTTTAAATAAATTATGTTAGATGGACCCTTAATATTAATATCATTCTCATTTAATAATGTACTTGATTCTTTTTTACATGTACTCATTTCTCCATTATCTTTTTTACATGTTACATCATTTGGTTCTATACATTGGTTACAACTCATTAAAGGTAGCTCTTGAGTACCACCACTTTTATTTTTTAAATTAGAATATTTAATATTATATTTCAAATAATTATTTTTATACATATATATATCAAAATAAATTAACTAAAAATATTTTGATAATAATGTTATGCAAAAAAAATAAATTTATTATCTTAATAAATAATAATGGGCAAGACTTATGAAATTAAAACTAAAATTTTAAAAGAACATGAAGAAAGGTATATAAAAATATCTAAAAATCAATTAAGAATATTAGAATCATTATATTTAGATGGTAGTAAGGATAAGAAATATTTTGATAGTAAAAATAAATTAAGATATACTGAACATTCTGGATTATTAGATTTTGGTAAATCTAGATTACAAAGAATTATAATTAATGCAAAACAAAATATATCTGATAAACAAGATCATACAATATTATTACCTGATAATATGCCTGATGCAATTGATTTTGAATATATATTCCATACTCATCCAGCTACACCTGATCCTACATCAAGAATAGTTGAAGGTATATTATATGAATTTCCTAGTATATCTGATTTATTACATTTTGCAGAACATCATAATGATGGTAGAACACAAGGATCTATTATTATAACTCCAGAAGGATTATATATTATAAAATGTATAAATGATAAAAGAAAAATAAATATTGAGAATGAAAATAGATTAATAAATTATTTACAAGAGGAGATTGATATAATTCAAGATAAAGCATTAAATAAATATCTTAATAATATAAGTGTAAAAACTTTTTACAAAAAAATAATAAATGACTCATCATTTATTAGTATGTATAATGAATTAATAAAAAGTATAAATTTAAAAATATTTTATAAACCTAGAATTAATTATAATAATAAATGGATTTTAGATGACTTGTATCTTAAAGTGCGCCCAATAGAATAATTTTTTAATTAAATATATTTTTTTTATATTATTACTATATATAATGTTTGACAATAAAAACACTTTAGTCTATGTTTTAATTGCTATCGTTGCATTTTACTTTTTATCTGGTAAAATGACAGAAACTTTCAATGGCGGTAGTAATTTAAAAGGATGTTATAAAATGGATACAAATATGTGCAGCCCTGATTGCTGTGGAAAACAATGGCCGTTATCTTTTGACTTAAAAAAAGACCCACGAATTAAAGACGGCGAATTAGGAACTAAATACATCTCTACAAACATGACATGCTCTGGAAAAATGGGTACTGGATGTGTATGTGCTGATAAAAAACAATGGAGATTTTTAAGTAAAAGAGGTAATAATACTTAAATGAGTTAGATTTTAAATAATCATATATATAATATATATATATATGAATTTTTTAGTAGAAACAAAAAATGAATATACTATTCAGCTAATTAATATCCTAACTCCACACTTATATGAAGGATTTGAATCGATATATAACGAATCAAAAAAAATAATTAAAAAAGGTGAAGAAAAAAAAGTATTAAAAGCATTTCAACAATTTATTAAAAAAATACCAAGTTGGAATACTAATTTAATTGAAAATGAAACAATACGTATTAAAAATGCTAGTAGATGTGACTTTTTAAATAACTTATTAAAAGCTGTTATTAAGGCTAATATAATTTTATTATCTAATAATAATCCTAATTGTAATAATACACAAATTGATCAGGAATTTTTAGACATCCCATTACCAAAATTTATACATAAATGTTATATTGAATGTGCAAGACAATTTTATAATTCACCATATTTATTTTATCATGATATGAAACCGATTGATAGAAAAAGAAATCAAAGAGACGCAAATGATTTTATAAAACAATCAATAAAAGAAGCTATTCGTAAGATATTACCTGTTCAACATATATTAAATCAATATTTAGGTAGTAAAATTCTAATTGGTCCCGATCAAGTTGATAAACCTATATCAAATGCCGACTCAGATAACTTAAAAAATTTATTATCACAAGATTTAAATACAGGTTTTAAAACAATTAAATCTGATTCTCCTTTTAAATCAAATGTTGAGGAAAGTATTAAATTAGTTGAACCTGATATAAAGTTAGATTCCATAAATCTAACAAGAGTTTCGTATAAAGACAATAGTGAAGAAAATGAAACATCTAAATTAATATCTGAAATGAAAAGAAATATGAATGAAAACACTTTATTAATTGATATAAATAGTGAATCTCCCAATAATCAAAGTGACCACAGATCAATACCAATAACTCAATATTATTCTGAAAATAAACATTCTATTAAGGAAGAATTAAAAGAATCTGAAAGAAAACATACAAATGAACAATTAAGAGAATCTGAAAGAAAACATATAAATGAACAATTAAGAGAATCTGAAAGAAAACATACAAATGAAGTAGTAAATAGTGAATATCAAAAAACTGAAGACAATCAAATAAAAAATATAGTAATTTCAAAAAATAAAGAAAATGAAAGTGAAAGTTCTATTGCATATATAGGTAAAGATGACGAATATGAAGATGTTTTTAGTAATATTTTAGAATCAAATTCATTTGATAATAATTCTATTAATAAAAATACTATAAATAATAGAGACGATAAAAAAAGAAAAGATATATATTTTTCGAGATTTAATGGATTATAAAATATCTAAATTAATATTATATGAATCAAGATAGTATCAATCCTATATTATTCGGCCTCGTTGCCGGCGTTATAACATATCTTATCCTTTATGTTGATGTTAATTATGAAAACAAAAAAATAAAACCTTCTACTAATGAAGACGGTAAATGTCAATGCCCATCTTTATATGTTACATTAAAAGTACCATTAATGATAGGTGCTTTAGTATGGGCTACTGCATCATACTTTGATAAAAATGAAACAGATGTATCAGATGTTTTTGTTAATTCCTCTACATCTCTATTTGATCAAGATGTTTTTACGGATCTTCCCGATTTTTAATATATTTATCTCTATAACATTATGAGTGGTTATAAAGATATAAATTTCGGCGGTGAATGTTTGCAACTTGATAAATTTGATTTAAAGAATTTAGTTTTAGACTCACATGGTGATTTTTTAAATCCAAGAATTGCAATTATTGCAAAATCTGGATCTGGTAAAAGTTGGGTTATACGAGATATATTAAAGTATATTAAAAATATTCCATGTGGAACTATTATCGCACCAACTGATAAAATGACTGGATTCTATAATGACTTCTTCCCTGTTTCATTTATTCATCATGAATATAAAGAAGATACTATACCTAGAATGTTAGCTAGACAAAAAATTATTTTAGGAAAAAATGAAGATAGAAAAAGTAAAGGAAAGAAACTTATCGATCCTAGAACATTCTTAATTATGGATGATTGTATGAGTACTAAACATTTATGGCTAAAAGATCCAAGTGTTTTATCTATTTTTAATGAAGGTAGACATTATCAATTAACATTTATTCTATCCATGCAATATTCTTTAGGTATTCAGCCAGAATTAAGATCTAACTTTGACTTCGTCTTCTTACTTGGTGAAGATTTCATTAATAATAGAAAAAAATTATATGAACATTATGCAGGTATGTTCCCTTCTAGAGAACTTTTTGATCAAGTATTCTTACAAGTTACTGACGACTATGGAGTTATGGTAATTAATAATAGACTTCGATCAACTGATATTAGAAAAAAAGTCTTTTGGTATAAAGCCGGTTCAGCAAAAGGCGAATTATCAGTTGGATGTAATCGATTTAAATCATTCCACAAATTATATTATGACCCTAAACATGATAAACGTCTACCATTTATTGATATGAATAACTTTGGAACTAAAAAAAAAACTAATGTACATGTAGTTAAACGTACTGAAGCTGATAATCAAGATACCGATAGTTAAATATGACATAATATATCAGATATCGATTAAGTACCTATCGCAATAAATCAATTCATTATATATAAAAAAAAAAGTAATATAAATTTATATTATTTTTTTATTTTATATATCTGATAACTTTCTATTTTCAGATACTTTAGTAAATGAACCAACCCACGGTGATGGCTCATCAAACATTTTACCATATAAATCATTAATCGCTATAGGTTCTGATTGTTCATCTTTGAATGATCTTGGTATATATCTATATTGAATTTCAGTAGCTGGACATTCATTATATGATTTTGTTACTTCAACTACAATAAATAATATCCCAATTATAAATAATATTAATACAATAAATCTAAAATTTAATACTTCTGAAACTCGATCAGAATTATAACCTAATAAGTTTAATATATAATCTATCATATATATTAAAATATAAATTAATTTATAATATATCAGTATTAAAAAAATTCTCAAAGTTCTTTTTTAATTGGATAGAAGGATCTGACTCTATAGAATCTTCATGAATTAACTTAAAATATCCCTTAAAATTAACTGAAGTTAAATCATTAACTGTTACATTATTATATTCTACATAGTAAAGATGAAATTTTTCTTGATTATCCCATACCTCTTTAAAATTTATTTGAGGCGTTTTATTACTATAAACACGATCATGTGCTGAACACCCATAATCACTACTAAATAACATTTCACCATTCTCAATATTTTTAATTGTTAATTTACCAGTTATATTAAAAGGATTCGGTTCATTTTTTATATATAACCCATGAGGTCTCCATAATAAGTGTTTAACTTGAGTTTCGTAAAAATCATCTTTATCAGGAACTGTTTGTATAATATAATATATTTCTCCTATTTTTTTACAAAATATATGTTGAGGAAGACCATCTACAATAATAAATTTATCATACATATTATATTGTGAAAAGAATGGAATTGCAGCTAAAGGAACAGCAGGATTATAGGCAATTGTATTATTTATCCATTCATTTGGAAACTTTAAACATATATATTTTGTTAATAATTTATATGAGTCAAGGTCACTTTGTTTAATTTCTTTATCTTGAGTTATATCATTTCCATCATTTCCATCATTTCCAGTATAAAATGTAAAATTTGATAAGTTTTCAATTATCTTGTCATTTGTTATAAAATAACAATTTTTCCCTTGTATTTTTTTAGATCCACCTTTTAGATAAGTATAATTTATATTGTAATTATTCATATAATATATATCTAATTATATAAAAAAATTACAATTATTATATGGTATAATGTCACATATGCAAGAAATAATATTGTCTTTACTAATTTTATTAGTTACAAAAATTGAAAATTTTAATTAGAATAACATTAGATTAATTTATTATATGAATATTGACACTTTAATAAGCGAATTACCTAAAGAAATTCAAAATATTATATTTTTTAATGCGATTACTATAACTCCTACTGCAAATTTAATAAAAGAACTAAAAAATAAAATATATCTAATTAAAAGATTAAAATTAGATGTACAATTACAACCATGTATTAAAATATTTGATCCATATTTTATTAATATAAATACAAACGATGAACATAAACATATTTTAAATATGCTTATAGAAAAATATAATATTTACGATAATATCATAAATATAAAATTAATAAGTGATATAAATTATTCTAACCCACTTGATTATTTTAATATACCAGAACTAGCAGGTATTATTATTATTTATAAAGATGGGTATAACTTCTCTAAAGATATATGGAAATATATCTGTTTCTATACATGTTATGATCATGAATTAATTGAATGGAAAAAAGTTAATTAATTCTTATAAATTAATAAATTAAACTTTATCTTAATTTATTAATTAATTCTTTTGGTCTTTTAACATTTTTTCATAAAGCTTTCTAGCATCTTCTAATTCTTGTGAAACATTATCTAAATCTTCATCTTCTGAACTATTTGTACTATGTAATTTATCTACTTGAGATAAATTAACTTCTTCATCAAATGATTCATCAATTAGTTCATTAACAATACCATCTAATTTTTTATTACCTCCTACATTATCTAAACTTTCCTTCATTGCATTGTTTTTTTCATCTTCTAACATTTGTTTTGCTTTTTCTTGATTTTCATTAGTGGCCTTGATCAAATTATTCAAATCTTTATTCGCATATTCTACATTTTTTACATTTTCTATATTATTTGACCAGCTAACCCAATGACCAATATCTGCTACAAAGATATTATTATCTTGATCAGTATCATACAATTTTGTACACATTTCTTTTGCTTCTTCTTCTTTCTCAAACATTCCTCTAATTTTAAATCCACGTACTTTAAAGTTAGTACTTTTATTTTCTAACTGTTCTGGTGTTAAAAATGAAACACAATAATATCGTTGGTTATGAATTGGATCATCTTCTTTCAAATATTTTATCTCTTTACCTTTATTTTCAATTACTACCTCTTCACTTTTTGCCTTAATCATTATATCTTCTTCTTTAACAACTGGTTCTATTAGATCCTTAATATCATTTTCTTTTTTTGAACTTTTCATTCTTTCTTTTCTTTTCTCATAATTTACATTAGATTCACTTCTTTCTTTTTTATAAACTTTCATAAGATTATTTAATTCATCATTTGCATCTAAATTACTTTTTTGATCATCTAACCAAGCAATCCATTTTCCTACTTCTACAGTGTAAACTCCATATGTAGAATCTATTTTATGTAATTCTTTACATCTATCTTCTGCTCTTTCTTTTACTCCATATACACCTCTTACATTTATAAATCTTTTATCACATCCTTTTACTAATTCGGGTGTGATAAAAGATACACAAGCCCACTGTTGATTTGGAATTGATACATCATCATTTAAATAGTCTATTTTGGTACTCATATTATTAATATATAATATTATAAAGCTTTATATATATTTGTATATATAGATAAAATTGAATTATCTTTAAGATAATACAATTTTATTTAATTAAAATAAATGTTCGGGATAAATAAAACATTTATAAAAACAGAATATTTTAATGATTTAAAAAATGAAATTAATTTTATTCAAGATGATGTAATTATAGATGGTATTAAAATTAAAGAAGAAAGATTAACATCATGGATGACCGATTATGATTATTCCTATAAATATGGATATAAAATTATGACATCAAATCCAATGAGTAAAACTGTAAAGATAATTCAACAAATAATTCAACAAAATTATGGTGAATTATTTGATTCTGTTTTAATTAATTATTATAAAAATGGAAATATTGGTATGAGATATCATTCGGATGAAGTCTATGATGAATGGAATGAACATACAGTAGTAGTCAGTTTTGGATCACCAAGAACAATTGTTTTTAGATTAATTGATAATTTTGATGATAAGACATATTTTAATTTTTCATCAGGTGACCTAATATATATGAAAGAAGGATGTCAAAGTTTATATCAACATCGAGTTATGAAAGATTCAAAAATAAATGAAGATAGAATTAGTTTAGTATATAAAAAACATAAATAATTATTTGAATATTGATTTAATTATTTCTGTAAAATTATGAATACCATAATGACCAATTACCATATTATTATAGTTAAATAAATTTTTACCTAAGTCTTTTATATTATTTAAATTAATATTCATATAATTATTAAGATTATCCTTTCTATTTATTAATTGTTTATTATTTGTAAATTCATCAACATATGTATTATTAATTAATTGTAAATTATTATTTAAATTATTATTTAAATATAATACTTTTATAAAATTTAGTGCCTTAACATATCTTGATTCTGAAATATCTTGATTATTTATTCTATTTATTTGATTATATATAATTTCTAATATTTCTTTTGCATTTTCTTTTTTCCTAAATTCAGTACTTATTACAATAAATGTTGTTTCATTTGTATATTCAATATCTGTGACATTAACATTATATACTTTACCACCGTCATATCTTAAATATCTATATAACCTTTGTTTTAAAATTAATATTATATAATCTAAAATATACTTATTCAAACTAAATTTGTCAATATTAATTTTAAAACTTATTTTTAATAATGTATTATTCAGATCCATTCTTTTATTAAAAATAATCTTATTTTTAATTTCAGGATTTTTATATTCTAATAATTTTATTGTTTTATTATTAACTTCATTTTTTTTAAAAAAATTATCTAAATAGTTAAATATTTGTATATGATTTATATCTCCTATTAATATTATTTTTGTATTATTTGGTACATAATATTTATTTCTAAATTCTAATAGTTTTTCTAATGTAATTTTTTTTGTATTTTCAATTCTCTCATCTATTTCATACTTAAAATTATTTAAATTTAATAAATTTTCAATAAAATTCCTATTATTATCTATTTTATTTCTACATAATTCATTTAATATTGCTTCTCTTTCCTTTTCTAATAGTTCTTTGTCTGCCTTAAAATTAACATAACTATTTAACAAAACATCCATCATAAAATCTTTATTATCTATACTACCATATAACCAATAACTAGTCATATCATATGTTGTATGAGCATTACTTTGAATTCCATAAAATTCTAGTTTTGAATTAACATCTTTATATTTTGGATATAAAGTTGATGTGAATTTAGCATTAAAATGTTCTAAAAAATGAGCATTTTCTATATCAGCTTTACTTTCATAAATTGTTCCTGAGCCTACTTTTACTACAATATTTAAATATAATAATCCTGTATTAGGTTTTTCAATTACTAATGCATCTAAACCATTTAATAATTCATGACGAAATATATTATCTTCCATATATAAATATTAATATTTTATAATTATAAAAAAAAATTATATAATAAAATTGGTAAATTTGCCAATTCTATTAATTTTATACGATTACACTAAACTACGCATTAATTTTTTAAGTATAATATCAAACTCGTATGAATAGTCATAAATGTAATTATTCCAACAGACTTCATCATAAAAATCATCATTTTCCCTATTCTCTATGATTTTGATACAAAACTTCACTTTGGTACCATACATATTTGTAATTGGTTTATTATCATATAAGTGAAAGTAATGATCATAACCTCTTTCAACATCGTGATGAGTATTTGGAAATCCATAACAACCATATGGTTTTATATTTATACCATACAATTTTCCATTAGATGAAGAAAGATAGTCACAATCATACAATTTCATACGTGGGATTCTGAAATATGGTTTTTTACGAACTTTTTTACATTTTTTGTTGGTTTTTTTAGCAATAGAATATGTATTTATAATTTTATCTATTACTTTTTGATCTTGTGACTCCAAAAGTAATTTTTTACCCAAATAAAGTGGTTTACTAATGATATCAAATTCATCTGGTCCTAAAAAATCCATAATTATAGATGTGTAATCCAAATATCGCATACCAATAAGAGATTCAAAAGGGTATCTTCCCTTATTAGCATAATACAACCAACGATATACGTTTGCATGATTGCGTGATAAATTGTAAAACATACTACATCCAAATGTATACCCCGTAACCTTATATTGAATATCACAGTCTATATCCTTACTCTTTTTTTTTCTAAATCTATTTATGGTAATTCTAATATGAGAAATATCTTTAACCTCTTCATGTTGCAGGACTTTCGCGAGCTGAGAGAATATATTCCCATTACAAGTGAGACATTTATCAAATAGAAAGACTTTTTTCTCACAGCATGGTTGGGGATTTTTATGATTACAACATTTCGCATCTGGTTTTCGTTCTTTATGATGTATACAATCGTTATTTGTTAATGGAAGATAATCAATATCTTCCCATGAACCCATAATATCTTTACTTTGAGATACTATTGGTGTATCATGTACACAATTGTAATTATGATTCAAAGAATTTATGTCGAAAGTACGATCTCCTGCTACAACTTGTCTAACATAGTCTAAAGTTTGTTCATTCATTGTAGATTTACCAGGCGCTAGATAGCTAACCTTCTTATCTATTGGTAATTCATTAAATAACTCCATGATTCATAAGGTATTAATTTTAAGTAACAAACATAGTTATTTTATTTTTCAATTTTTTTGTAAAATTTAATGCGTTTAAATCAGTTAATGCCATACCTATAAGAAAATATATTAATTTACAAAATATTTAACTTTTAATATTATTACATCTAAATTATACATATTTATATTTAAATTTTGATATATAAAAAGATTGTATTTTTTGTAAAAAAACTTATATTTTTTACAGTCTTAAAATTTGTAGTTTTTTAAAAGTTGAAATTTAATTTTAAAAAAAACTGGAATACTTTTAAATTTAATGTTGTCTCTCTCCCCCTCAACTTAGAATTTCAACATTTGTATGTTAGGTAATTTTAGGTAATTTAGCTCTAAATAATATATATTTACCTGAATATATTAGATGAAATATAATCTAAAAATATTAAAAGGTATAATATAGGTAAAATATAGGTAAAAAATAG